TGTAGCACTTTGACCTGTTGGAGTTATTACAGAAGTTAAATTAAAAGTTAAGGCACCAACAGAAGAAGTAGCACTTTGTCCAGTAAGAGATATTACAGATGTTAGATCTAAAGTCAGACTACCATTAGAAGCAGTTGAGCTTACTCCAGTAGGTTGAACTAATTTATTAAATGAGTCTCCATAAGGTTCTTCACCCCAACCATTTCTACCCCAACCAACTAATGTACCTGCATTATCAAAATCACCTACTTCAGATGTGGCTGCTTGGCCTGTTAAACTTATTACGGAAGTTAAATCTAATGTAGGAGAACCAACACTTGCTGTTGATGATTGACCTGTTGGAACTACAGTTTGTGTATCAAATGTAGTTAAACTTCCATTTGCAGAAGTTGCTGATTGACCAGAAAGAGAAACAGCATATTCAACACCCCAACCAGAATTACCCCATTCTTGTCTGCCCCAACCTTCTTCGTTGAAAGCTTCTAAAGAACCTACTGATGATGTTGATGATTGTCCGGAAAGAATTACTGTGACTGTATCGTCAGCCCACTCGTTTGATCCCCAAGTATTATTGCCCCAGGTTGATGCCATAAGGAGGTCCTCCTTAAGCTATACGAATAATTGCGTTAGATGCGTCTGCCGCTGGAAATTGAATTGTAAAAGTTCCGCTTGATACAGTTTTGTCACCACCAAAAGCAACTACTGCACATGCTTTGTCTGATTGAGTATCATTATATATTAAACAACCGTTAGCTGTAAAAGAAGCAGAAGTAAAACTTACGTCTGCAAAATCACAACACGCTGTTGATCCATCTAAAGCTGGAGTAACACTTGTAATTGTTTTTCCACCAGCAGAATAAGCTGATCCTGATGCGTTAGTTATTTCGTTTGACGAACTGTAAGCTGTTGTACCCGCACCTAAAGATGCTGAACTTGTATACAAAGCTATTTTAAAAGCGTTTCCAGATGATGCAGTAAAGTTGTGAGTACCAACTAAAAGTTCTTGTTTAAAGCTATTACATATAGCTGATGATATTGCCATAATTTTTTCTCCTCAATTTATGGAGACGGGGACTTGACTTGTATTCTGACAGTTCCGTCAGTGTAATCATCTCGTCTTCGTCTTCCAAGTTGCAAACCTGCAAACTGTTGTACTGCATTTTTATATCTATTTTCATAGTATGTCAACATATCCATTGGACCTTTTAAATATCCAAACGCCTCTACTAGACATGCATATAATAGACCTTGTGGAAAATATGTACTTAAATAAGTATTGTTATTAAAACCAGTACCAGATCCAAGACCATTAGGCATTTTATTGTAGTAAATTCTAAATCTGTAAGCTGCGTCAGGCGTAGGGGCTATATACATACCTCCAGATGATGTGTCTGTAGTATTGTCAGCACCACCAAACATGGCATAATATTTAGGAAATCCTGTAACATCCTGTGCTGTTAAATCACCTTCGGGTCCAGTTAATCTATCAGTATATTCAGATAGATACGTTTGATCTTTTTTTTCTAACCATGTTCCATTACCTGTAGTTGCTGAAGTAGAGTTAAATACTTCTACACCTCTAATAAATAAAGCACCTGCAGGAGAATTAATTGTATTATCATCAGCTGCTAGTGTACCTTCTTGAACAAACCTTTGAGAGTCCATAGGAAGCTCTTGATAAATTCTAAATTCAGCAGACATAATAAAACCATCTAAAATAGTTGTGGTAAAAACAGTATCATCTACTTCAGCGTAATCTAAAATAGCTTGTTTTAATGTTGTGTAATCGTATTTTTTAACTCCTGACATAATTAACCTCTATCATTTATGGGGCCGTATGTACACTGTAAACCACCGCCTGCTAAATATGTGCCAGCTACAAAATCCAAAGGTATAGCAAGAGCTGGAACTAAATAACTATTTTCTTTTGTAACAGTTGTATTAGCGTCATTAACGGAAGTAGTTTGTACCATTTATTATCACTTCTGTTTCCTCCAGTATATTCAATTACTTCGTTTTCAAACATGCCTGTCACACTATTAACTTTTTCAATCATCATAAAACCTGAAGAAGGCCATGTACTACCTAATGTAACAACATTCGGCATATCATCTAAAGTAATTGTTGTATCAGTTGCATTTATTGCATTAGTTAAAGTTGTGGCTAGTTCTAATTCTATTGCTTTATAATAAACAGTTCCGTCATCAGTAAGTAAAGGAGTTTTAACATTTCTAAATCTAACGTGATCTCCATTTACTAAACCACTATTAGCTGCATTAACACTAAGTGCTGTTTGTGTAGGAACGAGATAAGTAGAACTAAGTTCAAAAGGATTGTTAGGTAAAAAATCTTCCGTAGGAAATTCTGTTCTAGCAGTTCTAGCTCTTTGTAAAGCTTGTGGGTCCGCACTTGTTGGTTTAGGATCTAACTGTGGTTGTTTAGGCTCGTACTCTGAAACATGGACCAGGGCACCATTCCATTCTCTAACCATTTCATTATATGGAAATGCCATGCCTGATCTATCAGAGATAGCTAAAGCAAATTTACCTGATGCAAAAGTAGTCATTAACCAATACCTGGGTAATATATTTTAGGTGATATATAAGTAGAATTAGAAGAACCGTCTTCAGACTCTGCTCTTTTTAATTCATCCTCATATAATAATTTTAATTCTTGAACTCTTTGTGGCGCATATTTTATAGCTAAGTAATAAGCTAAACCCATTATCATACAAGGTATAAATCTATATGGCACATCCGTTGCATTTGTGTATGCTCCTACATCGTCAATTCTTTTTGTGTAATAGAAATTTATAAAATCTCCTGCTTGTGAGCTACCTGGTGTTAAATATAAGGTCATAGTAACTTTATCGATAAATCTTTGTACCCAATATTGTGTCGGTAAACCTAAATCTGTTTTGTTAGAAAAACCTTGATACTGAGATCTACTAATTCTTGTCATCGGTGTATCAACGCTTGTAGTATCTACTCTGTAATTTGCTTCTTGAATATCTGTCATCCCTCTTGGAGACTGTGCAACTGTATCACCGCTATTGTGTGTAGCGGCTGTTGTACCATTAACTCCTCTAACACATCCTGTTAAATTTAAAGAAGAAATTCCTGTGTAGGTAATATCTTCTGTGCCAATAGTTAAAGTACCTGCTGTTGGAAAACCAGTAACCGCGGTTAAGGGAATTGATGTGACTGCTGCATTTATTCCTGCACTAAGTGTATTACTTACACCATCAGAAACACCATCAGCCGTAGATCTAAAAAAAGTATATACTGCTTGGCCGTTTACTAAAGTTACGTTTTGATTTCTTACTTCCCAAAATTGTAAACCTCTATTTCCCCATTCAGAAAATAAAATGTTTAAAGATCGTTTAGCAGTTTTTAATTGATAGCCAGAAACACCCTGCATACCAATACGTTCGTACGCATCTTCAATAATTTCATCAATGCCTAGGTTCTTATCAAAAGAATAAGAGCCTGAAGTAGTGTTGGCCATGAATACTGTTAAACCTGTAATGTCGCCTTGGTCAGCAGTTAAAAACGCTCCATTAGGAAATAATACTCCATCATCTGGAATATATGGATCTAGATCTCCTGCACTTGCAGATAAAGTTAGTAACGCTGTTCCAGTTGCAGAACCGTCTCTAAAAGTTAAATTTCCTGCACCAGCTAAAACACCGTGCATTCCTCTTATTCTAGTTCTTCCACCAAAAATAATTGATACTAAGTCACCAGCACCACCTAAAACACCCGCAGAAGTATTAGTTCCAACAGCTGCGTCAGCAGCAATTTGTGTAACAGTATTATAAAATTTTGTACTAAATACTGTGTTTGCATTTGGACCAGTTAGTTCTTCGCTTTGTGCAGCTCCTTTAGAATCAGTTCCAGTAATTGTAAAAGTAACTGCACTGATGTTTCCACCAGAAGTTAGACTTACTTTTTGAGAAGATCCTGTTCCGCCAAAAGTTGCGGCAGCACCAGTAAGAGTCATATTACCTGCCCCACCTAAAGTTTGAAGAGCAGCTATTGTTGCTGTTGCTGTAGCTGTGATATCAGTTGCAAATTGCGCTTTAACTTGTGATACGTTTGCCATAATTTTTTTTCTCCTATTAATTTATACTAAGGCCCCGAAGGGCCCTAGTTAAATTTATTATACTACTCTTTCAGTTACTACTTTAACGTAGTCAACCATTAAGTTTGTAGTAGTTGTACCTTTAGTGTTAGTACCCATTGATATCGCTAAACCAATATCATCTGGAACAGTCGTAGCTGACTGATCAAATATAGGGTTACCATTGTAGTAAACTCTATACACACCAGTAGTTCCAACACCTTCTTGTCCAGCTGGAATAAATCTAAATCCAACTCTGACAGTGTTGCTAGGTATTTGAGCTGCAGTTGCAGATTGAGTAGCAACAGTTGAATCAGAAAAAGTTAAATCTGATCCACCCGGTGAACTATCAATTGTGTATGAAGTACCTGCACCATTTTTTCTAACTACAAATTGAATTGTAGTTGTGTCTTCTAAGTGAGAAAAACCAATACAGTCATCTGGTAAAGATGCTGGATCAGCAAATCCTGTGTTAGCTAGACCAACAAAAGTGTTTGCTTCAGATACGTCGATACTTGCAAATGAAGTTTCAAACGCCATTTTTTTATTTTGTTGATAATTGAAAACATTATAACCTTCTACTAAGTTAACGTCATTAGCACTCGGAGAACCATCGTCTCCTAATACTAAAAATCCATTAGCGTAGTTAGCAGCTTGTGTAGAAGCTGCAGCTGTCTCAGTTATGTTCCAATCACCTGCGTTGTATGTAACGAAATCGTTTTGATAAACAAACTCATTATCATTAGCAGTAATAATTGGTTGTTTCGCGTGTGTAAACAAAGAAGAACCCTGCATTTTGCCAGGTACGTTTGTTACTCCGTTTGAAAAGTGTGTTGTCATATAATCAGCGCCTCCTATGCGCCAGTTATCTTACTAAGCAAAGATAACCAATTTATGTCTTATTAAATATCTTAGTGTGTTTTTTATACAACACTTTTTAGTAGAGTGCAAGAGAGCCTGTAATGTGGAGTGGATTTATTCCAACGATGTAGCTTTTTATTAAGTAGCTACAGAAACTTGTGGAGCTGCACCTTCAACAGAATTCTGTCTATGTGCAATGGCAGCTTCTTCAAGCTTGATCTTAGTAATGACTTCTTTGACTTTGTCATCAATTCGGACCATTTCAAGAGTATACCTATTATTATCTAGGTGCTCCTGTTCCCACTTCAACTCCAAGGACCTTTTTACTTTGTATAGGTCTTGTATCATTTATAACCTCTTCATAAGTTATTCGATAAGGAAGGTTGCTAAACATTCCCGATTTTTCCCAAACTATACTGTTTTCTCCTAGCTTGTCAACTATTGATTGCTCCAAAGAAATGGCATCATCATTAGATTCTACTTCAAATCTACCGTGATGGTCGTAAGCATATATGTTTATTAGGAATTTTTTCATGGTTTTGTCTTTCTATTTGTTAATTGTGGCGAGACTATGTCCCGCCACAAAAAATGAAGTATTAAGCTCCTGGAGAACCAAAGATACCTCTAGGGTCAGATACGCCAAATACGTATCTTTCTCTAGCTTTGTATCTAACATTACCAGTGTCGAAGTCACCTTCCATCTTAGTAGATAGAGGAGTTCTTTCGAAATGTTTCATACCATTAGGCACGTCCGTAATAATCATGAACGCATCAGTGTCTGTTAAGAAATTATTAACAGAGTAACCTTGAGGAATCATCCCCATAGATCTAATTGCGTCGATATCATTATCAGCAGTTCCAACTCTACCAGCAGAAGCCATAAGTCTTTCAGCTGTGAATTGTAGTGCAGATGGGATGATCATCTTAACAGCTTTTGCAGCAATCTTTAAACCTCTTTCATCAGTAAGTCCAGCAATGTCAATCATTGATTGTTCTAATGAAGTTTCGTTTAAGTCAGCAGCAGTTGCCAACGTGTTACTGAAAGTTCCAGCAAGTGTTGGGTGAGCTGTGTTGAAAAGAGTTACACCATCACCAGAAGTGAAAGTACCGCCAGGCATTCCATTATT